CTGAAGATTTGGCCAAAGCTTACAAGGAACTCGAAACAAAGCTTGGGTCAAAGGATGCGGACCTTCGAAAGAGCATCAAGGAAGAGGTCGCAAAAGAGCGACTAGCCAATCGCCCGAAGACACCGGGGGAATACTCCATTCCGAAGGACGTACAGGCCGACAGTGAGCTTGTTGGCTGGTGGGCCGAGACTGCATTCGAGAACGGGTTCTCTCAGGACCAGTTTGAGGCAGGCATTGAGACTTATCGCAAGAGCATTGAGGGCTCCGGCCCTGATTTCGAGGGTGAAATCAAGAAGCTTGGAGAGAATTCAAAGGACAGGATCACAGCGGCGTCCTCATTCGCCCAGACATTCTTCCCTGCAGATGCACTCCCGGCCATTGAACGCATGTGCGAGAAGGCAGATGGCATTATCGCGCTTGAAGCCATTATGAACGCGACCAAAGGTGCCAGCTTTAGCGGGTCAGGGACAACAGTAGGGCGGCTAACTGACTCCGACCTCAAGGAAATGATGCGCGATCCGAAGTATCACAGCCCTCGCGACCGCGACCCCGACTTTGTGAAGAAGGTCAATGACGGATTCAAACAACTATACGGCTAAGGCCAATGGGATGATTCTGGTTGAGGCCAGACCTGAGCACATTGTGAGCTTCAGCAAGACTGTAAGCGCCGAGAATGTCAGGGAGCTTCGAGAGTTTTATGGGCTAGACCCGACCGAGGCCATTCTTAATTTGGTTGACGATGATAGTGTTTATGCCGTTGTTTATAATGATAAGGTCGTCTGCCTAACTTCGATAAATGATGACGGTCTGATGTGGGCCCTGTTCTCAGCCGACATAAATGACAACTCCATCCGTTTTGTCAGGGCATCACGCGCATTGATAGAATATTATCACCGAGCGCACGATCAGATTGAGTGCCGTGTGTGGACGGAGAATGGTAAGGCTTTACAATGGCTTACATATATAGGCTTCGAGCCGGTAGGTGTGTCTCGGTATGGCGATCACCATGACTATGTGACTTTTGTGCGTTGCAATCCCGATGCAATGCGTAATAGGGCTGAATTACTACGGCCCGTAATACACTGATTGGCCCCTTGGGATACCCTTGATGTTGTATCGACCGGACACCCGTCGATTCGTAACTCTCATCAAAGGACTGTAAAATGGCCAATACGATTGACCAAGCATTTATCGCGCAGTTTGAGACAGAAGTTCATTTGGCGTATCAGCGTATGGGGTCTAAGCTCCGTAACACGGTCCGTACCACAAATGTCTCTGGTTCAACCGCTCGATTCCAAATCATCGGCAGTGGCGTTGCCACTACCAAATCCCGCAACGGCGATGTGACCACAATGGAACTGGCGCACACCTACGTCACGGCAACGATGGCTGACTATTATGCCGCCGAGTACCTCGACAAGCTGGATGAACTGAAAACCAACATCAACGAACGTCAAGCAATTGCCACTTCTGCGGCCGCTGCTTTGGGTCGCAAGACTGACGAACTGCTGGTAGCGGCTATGGATGCGGGCGCAAACTCGACACAAATCCATGACACCGGATCAGCCGTTGAAAAGGCAGATGTTCTCTCCGTCTTTGAGACGGTCGGTAACGCAGAAATGCCTGACGATGGCAATCGCTACGTTGCGATGTCGCCTGCTGGCTTCGCTGACCTCTACGCGATTACGGAATTTGCAAGTGCTGACTATGTTGGCCCAGCAAATCTGCCGTATGCGGGCGGCATGAGCATGAAGGAATTCTTGGGCTTCAAGTTTTTCTCAACCTCGGCTATCGCTGGTGGTAAGAACTTTGTCTACCACACGAACGCGGTCGGCCTTGGCATCAACGCTGATGTCTCTACCGAAGTGAACTATGTTCCGCAGAAAGCGGCGCACCTTGCAAACTCCATGATGTCTATGGGCTGTATCGTCATTGATGACGAAGGTGTCTATGAACTTCTGGACAACAACTAAGGAGGTTGGAGCATGGCTTTTACACCAGCAAGTCTTACCTGTCTGGCGAGTGGATCGGGCGTCAACCTGTTCCACTACACATCGGCAGACTCGGCGGCGACAATCAACACCGCTGATTACTTCCTTGCCTCTTACGAGAAGTTTAATGTCAACGACATTATCCTCAGCGTATCGGGCTCTGGCGGGACTCCGGTTGTTACCATCCTCTACGTCAACGCGGTTAGCTCTTCCGCTATTGACGTTGTGGACGGCACGGTCGTATCCGCAACTGACACTGACTAAGAAAGGAGGGGGTAGGGAATTCTACCCCCTTTTTACCAAATGCCAGCAAACACAAAGCTCAAGATTGTGTCTCGCGCCAACATTCTAATTGGCGGCGATCCAATTCCCGCACTGGATTCCAGCACTGCGGAAGCCATTGTCGGTGAAACTATGTATGAGGACATTGTTCGCGATACCCTTTTGAATACCCGATGGCGGTTTGCAACCATGCAGGACTTTATCGCTCGAACAGGGGCCACACCCCTTGGGCGGTGGGACGCTGAATACGACAAGCCCTCTGATTGCCTGAT